AATGAATTTGGCGCTTTTGGTCGCGTCCTTATGTTGTCAAATGAGTATAAAGAACTTTATCCTAACGTGTCGTTATCTCGTTCAAATCACGGTGTCCAAGAGTGGGGAATTGACGGGCATTTTGGAAAATCTCAATACATCGGCATTCAAAGCGGAACGGCTGGCAAGCGCGGCAACTTGATTGTTATTGATGACTTTTTCGGCAAGCGCGAACAGGCCGAATCAGAAACGATCCGAGAAAAAGCGTGGATTTCTTTTTCTGAGGATATAATCACGCGACGTGCTCCGGTTACTATTGTGCTTATGGTCGTTACTCCATGGCATGTTGACGATCCGGTTGCCAGAATTCAAAAAAAAATGGACAAAGACCCGCTATTTCCCAAATTTGAATTTATTTCATACCCAGCACAAAGCAAAATTTATCCGTCTGGATGGTTGTTCCCTGAAAGATTTTCGGAAGATTGGTATGTAACACAAAAGGCATTTTTAGGAGAATATGGCTTTAATTCTCTCATGCAATGCGACCCGAGAACACGCGGCGGGAATTTCTTTCGGACAGATAAAGTGCATATTGTTGATAATGATGGAAAATGTACGTGCGGTGCGGCTCACATGTGGCCGGGCAATTTGCGGCGCTGTCGAGGCTGGGATTTGGCTTCATCTATTAAGCAGACCCAAAAAGACAATCCCGATTTTACAGTCGGCGTGCGAGGTGCGGTTCAATTTCTAGACACCTCCGTCAAAGACATTAAATTGCCGCTGATATGGATTGATGATGTTGTGCATGGACAATGGGAAGCCACGCAAAGACAGCGGATAATCTATTCAACGGCCATGGCTGATGGATTTATCCGGCAAGGCATCGAAGCGTTCGGAGGGTACAAAGATTCGTTCACAGAAGCCGAAACAGTGCTTCGAGGCATCCGTACTGTTGAAAAAATGCAATTGCCGGGTGATAAGCAAATCAAGGCTGACCCAATGGTTGCATCGTTCATGGCTGGCAATGTGTTTATAAAAAAAGCGCCGTGGAATGAGGAGTTTTTGAAATGCGTCGGTGATTTCCCGAGCGGTGAACACGACGACCATGTAGATGCTCTTGCCGTCATGTATCACATGTGCGTTGACGGCAACGACCCGTCGGCGGCTGAATGGTACGGAAAATAGTTCTTGCGTTACGTTTGCGTTATATGTTATGTTACGGCATAACGCATACAATCGGTAGTGTCAGCAACAAGGATATACCACAATGGACGCCACAAAATCTCCCAACGCGATACGCCAACAGCGATACCGAGACAGACAAAAGCAGCGCAATGTTTCCAACATGGACAATGCGGTTTTGCCTACAGCGTTAAAAATAAAACACGCACCCGACCCTAAACCGCTAGGCAAACAAGATGCCATTGACGCGGGTGTAACATTTTTTCCAAATCCGATAAGTATCCCGAATAAAGACCAAGAAATATTTCCGCGCGGCGAAATGCGTGAAATTAAATTCGGAAAAAACTTCACTCTTGATACCTGGCAGAATCTCATTAATGGAATGGGCGTTCGCGGGCACGACCGAAAGCTATCAACCACATTCGCGCCTGAAGCGCGGTTGATGTACCAAGACCTTACCGACATCTATCGTAGCGACGGGCTTGGTCGAATCGTGCTTTCCCGCATTATCGGCGATATGACACGCGCTTGGTGGACCGTGGAAGGGGATACCGACAAAAAGATCGAGGGAGAGCTGAAAAGGATCGACGCGAAAAAGGCAATAAAAAAAGCATTGACGTTTGCGGACCTGTATGGCGGCGCTCTCGGGGTTATGATCCTTGATGACGGTGTCGATTCTTTGGAAAAACCCGTCAATCTCGCGCGGCTCAAAGGCGTAAAACAAATATTGGTTTTTGATCGTTACCGAATTGTTATTAACCCAGCAGACCTGTACCTTGACCCGTCGAATGAGAGTTACGGGCATCCGCAAATTTACCGCGTCACTCCGATTTTCGGAGCTCCGTTTTTTGTCCACGAATCCCGCGTGTTGCGTTTTGAAGGCGATGAGGTGCCGGACGTGACCAGGTTTCAAAATCAGGGCTGGGGCGATTCTATCTTTCAATCGTGTTGGGACAGGCTTCGCGCGTGCGGCGAAATGTATTCCAACATTGAGCAGATAATCGGCGAATTCATCATGGGCGTATTCACAATCCCAAACCTACACACTTTGCTTGCGGAACACCGGGAAGAGGAAATTCGCGCCTACCTATCACAAATAGACCAATCAAAGCACATGCTGAATTCGATCTTAACGTCGGACAGCAAGAACTATAACCGCATTTCAGCTTCGGTAAACGGCTTGAAAGATTTGGCCGATTTAATTCTTGAAAGTCTTTGCGCTCAAAAAGGTTTCCCAATGTGCCTTTTGTACGGGCGCTCTCAGGGCGGTCTTTCGGCGGATGAAGCAAGTCAGGTGCGTTTCTGGTATGACCGCGTTTCGGTAATGCAGGAAGAAAAAATGTTGAGTCCGATTGAGCGGCTTGTATCGTATGTAAATATCGGGCTTGGGCATCCAATTGATGATAACAGCCCGATCAAGTTTTGTTCGCTGTGGCAACCGACAGAAATACAATTGATTGACATGCGCAACAAGCAGGCTATGACGGACGACATTTACATAAAAAACGGGACAATCGTTGATCCGCAAGGTACTATTGCAAAGAGCAGATTTGGCGGTCAAGCCTATTCGCCTGAAACCGTTTTGAGCAAGAATGAAGATGATGAGAAATTCAAGACGTCGCAAGAGGAAAGCGCAGAATTGGATTTGAAAAATCAACTTGCTCTTGAAGCGGCGAAACAGGAAGCAAACCCAAACAAGCCCGCGACTGAGGGAAAAGATTTGCAGACGGGACAAGTGAAAAATCCGGCAAAGGAAAGCGTGAGTGAATAAATCCCCCATTGCCCGCGCCCTTCTCATTCGCGCGTCCAAGCGCAAGCTCAGCAAGCCCCCGCGCTGGACGACTCCGAAGCCGGTTGAAGTCTATTACCGAAAAATGCTGCTTGCGTATGTAAATAAGTTGCGAGAATTAGCACAAAAGCTAATCATCCCGCATTTGCCACGGCTGCTGGGAAGCGCCGGTACAATCAAGATGGACTCTTGGAGCGCCGACCTCGATACGCTTATGCAGGAATTCCAGGACCAAGGCGATGATATTTTTCCTACACATTCACAGCTTACCATGCTCGCCAACATAGCAACGCGAACCAATGACTTCAACAAAGAACAGTGGTATAAAATTTGCAAAGCCGTTTTAGGTGTTGACATTTACTCGCACGAGCCGCAATTAATCGCCCGCATGGAAGCGTTTGTGCATGACAACGCGACATTGATTAAAGATTGCACGCAAGACGTTTACAGCGGGGTTCGGCTTGTTGTGTCGAATGGCATTCTGCAAGGACAACGTGCATCGAGTATTGCCGATGATCTTATGTCGGACACCGATTTGACGCGCGGCGTATTTGCGAAAGTTGAAACCAGAGCGGCGTTTATTGCTCGTGACCAGGTAAGCAAATTGAACGGCGATATTGCATCGATGCGACAACAAAACGCCGGGGTTGACGAATATTATTGGCGCTCGGTTGAAGACGAAAGGGTTGTCGGTACTCCGGGCGGTCGTTTTCCGAATCCCTCAATTGGTCATGGCGATCACTACAAAATGGACGGAACTTTGTGCAAATGGGGAAATAATAACGTATATTCTATCGACGACGGGAAGGCATGGATTAAGCGCCCCGAAAACATGAAAGGCGCGATTCCTGGAAGTCAATACAATTGCCGATGTTATGCTGATCCGGTTTTTGGCACACTTTTTAAGTAGGAACACCACAAATGAATCGTCACGATCTTTTGGTAAAGTGTAGCTTGTATGGTGCTCGCGTTCGTCACAGAAAAGCAATCGGAACGCAGAAAGAGAAAGAAAGACAGGAAGTAAGCCGTTGGTATTTTCATTTGACGCATCCCGGAAAAACTAGAATTCGCGTGAGAAAGAATGCGATCCCAAATCAGCGCAGATGTAAAGAGATAATAAACGAGATATTAGAAGAAGAGTTGTAGACGTTTTTTTTCACCACAAACAAAACCGGAGGGTTTTATGTCGCTTGTTGTTGTCCTTTCAGTAGGTGTTCTTATCGGTCTTGCGATTGGCGGTATTGTGTTTCTTGTGATGTTTCAGACTCATCGGCATTTCGTAGGCGAGGTGCGGACCTTGACCGACAGCTTCGCAAGTGCTGCGCGCGCCGACATCAAGGCATACCAGGAATCAATGGCCGGGGCGATGCAGAATCTTGGTAACGAATTCGGCAAGGTAATTCAGGGGACCAAGCGCGATGTAGAAATTATCAAACAGCGCGTCGGTGGTGCGTTCCCACCTTCCGTTCCGATACCGACACAAGCAGTGGAAACGGAAGAATCCAAATGAACAGCGAGCTAAGAATTCCTAACCAGCATGACCAAAACGAAGTTTACAGGCAACAGCTTCGACTAGCTGCAAATCAGTATCTTGGTGGCAAGGAATCCGTTAATCTAACCAAGATGGAGCTTATCGAGGCGTTTGTAAACGCTTCGTTTCAGCGTGACCAATGGCGCAATGCCGCAATGTCGATGGAGTGCCAGCTTTACATGAGCGATCCGTGCAATCCGGTTTTTAAAGGGTATCCCGAAAAGAAACTGGAAGCCATGAACAATACGGTTCTGCGCTGGAAAAAAGAAATCGCCGAAGCCGAAGAAACAGCAAAAGCGGCAATGCCGCAATTACACGAGGAGGCGCTATGAGCGCAAGTATTGTCGAAAGAGAAATGGATGTTGCAGGCGCTCCGGTAATCAACGCCAATGCAACAATAACTAATGTCGGCGACGCCGTGAATCCACAGGACGCCGTGAATCTTCGCACTCTTGGCGCAAAGTTCCCTTGGATAAGCGCAAGCGGTCAAACCCAGGTTGACTCGGTTACAATCACAATCAATACACTCACCCTCGGAGCGGTGCAGACCATGCTTGCATCGGTAGTTGGCGATATAAACGCCATTACCAGCGCATTGCAAACGGTCGGGATTGTGAAAGCCTGATGAGGCCGGAAGACCTCAGCCTGATAACCGATGATGCGGTTCGCCGTCTTGTGGTTGCCCCGCGTTATTCTGGTCGGCTGTCTTTGCATTACGAGCTGGTTTGTGATTCTGGAGGCATTCGGGAATGCTCAATTTCGACAACAAACACGATTCGAAATCTGGACATAGAAAAGATTCGTGAAAAAAAACTTGACACGGACAAAGAAATCTAGTATACTAATTGCATATTGATGGTTCCAAGAGCCGCCGCGTTTGGCCGTTCTCCTTGTGGAGCCCTTCAAAAGTAAAAACTTTGGAGGGCTTTTTTTGTGCCGGTAAAAACCTACTACGATCGATCCCCGCTAGGTTTCGTCGAAAAAACCCCCCAGGGCTATTTGAAATTCGATGCCGTTGCTTCTCGCACTGGCATTTTTTTGTATCACCAGCCGGACGGCTCCGTGCGCCGCGCCTATCGCTCACCGGAAGAAGTTTTTAGCGCCGATTCCCTTGCCTCGTTTCGAATGATGCCTATTATCAACGATCATGAAATGGGCCGCACCCCAAAAATTACCGCCGACAATGTGAAGCAATTCCAGATTGGCACCATAGGAGAGAACGTTCGCGGTGAAGGCAACCTGCTTAAACTGGCTGGAATTATCCAAGATAAGTCCGGAGTCGATGCCGTTGACAACGGACGGCGCGGGCTTTCCCTTGCCTACGAATCCAACGACATCAATGAGCCAGGCGTAACCGCCGACGGGCAAGAGTACGATTATCGGCAAACACAAATACGAGGTAATCATCTCGCTATCGTTGACAGGGGCCGAGCTGGCCCTATTGCGGCTTTGAACATGGACACCGCAGATATTGACCTAATTTCGGAACCTATTCCCCAACAATCTAAAAAGGAGAGACGGATGAAATACAATCTCGACGGATGCGAAGTTGACGCGCCGGAAAGCGTAATCAACGCACTCGTAAAAGCGCGAACCGATCTTGCGGCGGCAACGACCGACTTTAACACGCAGAAAACGGCGGCAGGCGTGTTAAAAAGCAACCTTGATACCGCATCCGCCGAACGCGATGCGGCCCGCGCCGAAGTGACCACGCTAAAAGCCGTGGACACGGCCAAACTTGTTGCGGACGGAGTAGCGGCGCGTATTGCCCTTGTGGATGCCGCAACGCTGATTTGCGACGCTGCCGAGCTCAAAGGAAAAACCGATTCCGAAATCCGTATTGCTGTTATCAAGAAAGTTTGGCCCGACCTTTCCATGGACGGCAAAGACCCGGTATACGTGTCCGCTATGTTTGATGCTGCGGTAAAAGCCGGAGATACCGAACAGCGCAGAAAAGCCCTTGCGAGCCAACGTCAAACCGCAATGACCGTGGACAAGGACGGTAAAGGCTTAAAAGAAAATGCGCAAGACCCGCAAGCAGCAAACAAGCTCTTGCAGGATGCATGGAAGCAGGATTGCAGCGTTTCGGCCAAGAAAAAGTAAAAAGCAACCAAACATTTTTAAGGAGAACAAGATATGGCACAGTTGATGCAGAAAATCGTTGAAGCCTTTACGGTTTCAAGCGCCAACGCGACAGCAGGCGCGGTCTATTCCAATGGCGGCGTACAGTTTACCGTGCTGAATACCATTTCGTCCAAAACAGCCCTTGCAACGACGTCTTCGGCTGTTCCGGTGAATGCCTCCGGCACCCTTACGCTTGTGAGCGGAACCGGCGATTCGACAATAACATTCAGCGCGGTTACGACTCAGGCAGGCTACGGAACGGACCCGCTCAACACTTCCGGCTTCGAGGGCCAGAGCGATTACAGCGAGTACGCGCAAATCGGAATTGTCGGAATGCCCTACGACATTGCCGAAAACTGCGACCATGTTTCGCCGACCGCATACGAAACAATCGGGCTCGGTCTTGGCATTGTCCGGATGCCTTCTTACAATGTTCCTGGACAGTTTGTAGCCCGACTTCCCCGCGCCAATTATTGCAAGCTGGTAATCTCGACGGCACTTACTGCCACACAGGTTATCAACATGAATTTTAACGGTGTTGCAATACCCGCAATTACGCTTTCTGGTGTAGGCGCAGCGGCGCTTGCTGCATCATTCGTGACCGGCCTACTTGCCATACCGGGCGTTGCGACGGCGGTTATCGACAGTGGCGACGGCAACAACCTCACTTTCGACATTACTTCGAGCGACGGGCTTGATTGCCTTTTCACCAATTTCGTGAGCACTGTCGAAAACACCGGAGCCACGATCACAACAACGCTTTCCACGACCGACGTTGTTCTTGGTGTTTCGATGCAGACCCAGGGAAAAGA